TCTGGAATACCTGTTGTTAACTTTACACCGAGCAGGGGTAATGATAAACATGTAAGGGTTAATTCAGTTGCGCCTATGTTTGAGTCTGGCCAGGTATGGATACCAGATGAAAGGTGGGCGGAAGAGGTTATTGAGGAGTGTGCGGCTTTTCCTTATGGTGACCATGATGACTATGTAGATTCTACTACACAAGCTCTCATGCGATACCGACAAGGTAACTTTGTACAACTTCCCGATGATCATTACGACGAACCACGAAACACGGAGCCAAGGGAGTATTACTAATGACTAACTTAAACAAATTAAAAAAAGAATTAAAAGAAGGTGAAACAGGAGCTTTTGCAGAATTAAGAGAAGCTGAAAAAAAAATAAATAAAATTATCGAAAGAGATGGAAAAATTTTTAAATTACTTGAGGATGGATCTATTGAAGCTTTAAAAGACAGACCAATGATGCAAGAATTTATAAAAAACAAATCTAAGAAAAAAAATGATGGAGTTATTTCTTTTGAAGAATTAGAAAATAAACAAAAAAACAAACCTAAAATAATGAAAGCGGCAAAAGGTGGCCTTGCAGAAGCTACAGCTAAACTAAAAGCAAAAGGATTTAATGAAGGTGGATCAGTTATAAAAGATAAAACTGTTGCAATTGACAAATCACCAAACAGTGGCTTGATTACTCAAAGAGGCTTTGGAGCATCTAGAAGAACATAGTGCCTGTAAAAGACATTGATGAAATGACTAAACCTCTTTCTATAAAAGAGAAAGAAGTTGCCATAACAGGTGATGATATTACCATGTCCGCTATTATGTGGGCATCAACACAAGATGAGTTTGGTTCAATAGATGAAGTCATACGTCAATTACAAACAGGTGAAACTGATATGAATGGATTAATAAACGCTTATATGGATGCAATGGGAGACATGAGCTAATGAGTTACCAGTCAGCCTCGATCGCACGCACCTCTGACTGGGGTCGTCTGGCGGCGCAAGCCGCCAAAACGACGGAGTAGTTATGGCAGAACCAAAAGTATCAACAACAAGAATAGATCAAAGACCATTCGCTGAAATATTAAAAGAGAGTGGTTTTACTAAAAAGGTAGACGGTAAAACTGTCGGCAGTTTCCAGGCGTTTGAAAGGCACTTAAAAAAAATAGATAAGAACCTTACAGTGTTTAGTAACAATCCTACGATGATGAACAAAGTTACTAGTGAATTAAACAAAGTTAGAAAAGCAAAAGATTTAAAACCCTACACTAATGTTGGTGTAACAACCGCTAGAAGTATATTTGAAAATCTTTATACAAAAACAAAAGGGTTTGAAGGTGTGTATGGTGAGGCATTTTCAAAAGCAGAAAAAGATAAATTTACAAAAATACAATTAGATGTGCAGAAAGATGCAGACAAGAAGTTTGGAAGAAAAGAAGATTTAAATAAAACACAAGCAAATAAAAAATTAACATACATGGCTAATAAAATAAAAGAAAAGATTGGCAGTAAAGCAGCTTTAAGACTTGGACTTACAGTTCCTGTAATAAAATTGCTTTTAACAAAAAGTTTATACGGAACACCTTTAGCTCCATTAGCAGCGGCTTCTGATGCTATGTTCGTGGCAGAAACTCTTGCGCCTGTTGCAGAAGAGGCAGCAGAACAAGTAAGTGAGAAAGTTATAGAACCAGCGGCTGAAAAAATGGTACAAGGAGAAAACATATTAACAGATTTTTTAATGTCTAAATTAAAAATGAGAGGAGGCGGTATGGCCAATATATTTGACATGACAAGACCTGTTGGTTTTACCAACGGAGGATTTGCAGATCGTTTGCAGATGTTGAGAGATACAATGCGTGATGATGTAAATAAAACAATGAAGGCACCAAATGTTACTGAGGTGGCTTTAAGAATAGCAAGAGAACAAGGTGATACGTCTGAAGATAACGTTAACTTAATTATAAAACAATTAGAAGCTTTAGTTCCATCTTTAATGCAAAGCATGGAAAAAGAATTGACACCTACATCCACTAAAATGTTACAAGGTCTTGAAAGTTTAAAAGACAGGATAATGGGTAGAAAATCTAGTTCTAATCAAAATAGAAGCGTAGGATTTGGAAGAGTAGAGTAATGGCTGATTCTAAAGAGCAACTAAAAAGAAAAAATTACTTTGATCTTAAACGTGATGAGTTTATGGCTATGGACGAATACTTACAAAGTCCTATTTCTGAAATAGATTTACGAAATGTCAGTAAAGCAGGAGGCGGTATAATGAACATAGATGAAATGATTAGACCTATTGGCATGGCAGCCGGTGGACCTATTCCTTCAGAACCAGAAAAGCCTGTACCACATAGAGGTAGTGAACTATCAAAAAGTGAATACCCTAAAAATTTTAAAGGAAGTTTTTTTGGTGGCGGCGCAGACCTATCTACATACGATGATTTTCAAGATCCAGAAACATTTGGACCAGGACGTTCACCCACTATTTTAGAAAGATTAATGAATAAACAAGGAGTTGGCTTTGACCCTAAAGGTGTTGTAAAAGATCCTGAAGAATTTAATGTATCAATGATGGACATTGATGAAATGACACAACCAGTCGGTCTAATGGAAGACGCAGACAATTTAAAAATATTAGGAATGAAACTCATCTTACAAGAAGCGGCTGATAGTTTAGATGATTTGGATAGAATTGATAAATTAAGCCCAAGTGAAATAATAATAGAGTTTGAAAACTTGATTGGTAAAGAAGGAGCATAATGGCTATTGAAAGAGAAAACGCACCGATAGATCTAGAAATAGAACCTAGTTCAGATCAACAAATAGATGCGCCGACCATGGACGGTGATGCGTTAATGTTGGACGACGGATCAGCGATTGTTAATCCAGCAGAAGACACCACGGACCAAGGAGCATTTAACGCCAACCTAGCAGACCTGGTGCCAGAAGATGAACTACAATCACTAGCATCTGGACTTATGAAAGATTATGAGTATGACAAAGATGCAAGAGCAGATTGGTTGAAAACTTACACAGACGGGTTAGACTTATTAGGATTTCAATACGAAGATAGATCAAAACCTTTTGCTGGTGCAAGTGGTGTTACACACCCATTACTAGCAGAAACAGTTACACAGTTTCAAGCGCAAGCTTACAAAGAGTTACTACCTCCCGAAGGACCTGTCCGTACGCAGATAATTGGAGAAATAACTTCCCCTGTTGAAGAACAAGCTCAACGTGTGAAAGAATTCATGAATTATCAAATTGCATATGAAATGGAAGAATACGATCAAGAGCTTGATCAAATGTTATTTCACTTACCGCTTGCGGGCAGTTCTTTTAAAAAAGTTTACTATGATGCTGTAAAAGCTAGAGCGGTATCAAAGTTTGTCCCAGCAGAAGATGTTGTTATACCTTACATGACAACGGATATAGAATCATGTGAACGTGTTACACACGTTGTCAAGATGATGGGTAATGAGTTACGTAAAAAACAATTTGGTGGAATGTACCGTGATATAGATATATCACCGTCAGCGGCAGATCCAAATGATGCACAAGAAAAATACAACGAGTTGGACGGTGTTACTGAAACACAAAACGCGGAAGACATAGTTCTATTAGAGTTTCATTGCGATTTGGACATACCAGGTTTTGAAGATAAAGACATCCAAACTGGTGAAGTTACTGGTATAAAGCTACCATACGTTGTCACCGTTGATGAAGGAACTGGTAAAGTTCTTTCTATTTACAGGAACTATAGAGAAGATGATCCGCTTAGAAAAAAGATACAATATTTTGTACACTATAAGTTTTTACCTGGCCTTGGCTTTTATGGCTTTGGTCTTATACACATGCTCGGCGGTCTCTCCAGAACAGCTACGTCCGCACTTAGACAGCTCATTGATGC